CTAATCATGTTTATTTTTTATTATGTACAACTGATCCTCAGAAACTATTAAAAACTATTAGAACCAGATGTTGTGAAATGCCTGTGGAAAATCTTTCTGATGATAATATTGAAAAACTCATTAAAAGGGTAGCAAAAAAGGCTGAAATCAAAATAAGTCAGGATGTTATAGAAGCCATTATAGATGCTTCTGACGGCTCCGCCAGAAAATGCTTGGTTTTACTTGACAAGATAAAGAACATCCCAGAGGAAGGCCGTGAGGGGGTCATACAGCAACAGGAAGAGGAAAGGGAAGGCATTGAACTATGTAGGGCATTAGTCAAGGGGGAAAGCTGGAGAAAAGTAGCAGAGATTATTAAGAATATAAAAGGTGAACCGGAATCAATAAGATGGTCTATTATGGGTTATTTCTCTGCTGTTTTATTAAATAAAGGGGATGATCGTACGTACCACATTTTAACTTGCTTTGAACAGAATTTTTATGATTCAAAGAAATCTGGGTTAGTTAGTGCTTGTTATGAAGCCCTTCACGGTGAAATTTAAAATATGAAAACAGATAATAAGGTATGAAAACAAATATGAAAAAGAATGAATTTGAAAAAGATTTGGAAATTGATATTGATAATCTGGAAGTGGAAGCAATGATGCAACCTGGATTATATTTCAAATATGCTTCTTTAGCAAGTGAAGCAAAACGGAAAGCTGATCTTTCAAAAATGAATTTGGGAATACTGGAAGCTGATCTTGCAAAAAGAGCAAGACTAAAACCAAAACATTTTGGTATCAATAAAATAACTAATGATTCAATAAAGGAAGCAGTTGCATCCCACGTTGAATATAAAATACAAATGAAAAAAATGATTATATCAAGATCCAGGGCTGATCTTGTAAATAAAGCCCAGGAAGCATTTGAACAAAGAAAAAGAATGATTGAAATGTTAATTACACTTCAAGGAAGGGATTATTTTGCAAGTCCAAATGCACCACATACATCTGGGCAGATTAATAAAAATATTAAAGAGAAGAAAGGAAAAAAAGCACATGAAAATGTAGTTAAAAAACTCCGTAAAAGAAAAGGGGTAGAATCGTGGAAAGTATAATTATTATTTTAGGAATATTTTTAGGATGTGTCATTACCTTGGTGTGGTTATATATAGCCACAAGAATGGTAACCAGGGGAGTGATGAGATCAATTGAAGAATGGAAAGAGAGGAAAAGAAATGGTTAAAAAGAAGAAGAAAAGTAAAAGTAAACACAGAAGGCTAAACAGGGAACAGACTCAAAGCCAGATAAAGAAAAGTAGCAGTGGAGGTGGTGATTGGTATACTCTTCCAAAGGGAATTGAAAAATGGTTGCCAGATAAAAAAGGAACATTTTTACTTGATATAGTTCCTTATGAAGTGACATCAAAGAATCATCCTGACAAAGATATTGAACCTGGGATTCTTTGGTTCCGTACTATTTTCAGAGTTCACAGAGGAGTTGGGTCAAAATCATTGGCACTTTTATGCCCCCGTGATAGAGGTGAACAATGTGAATCCTGTGATACTGCTGATCGTTTATCAAAAGAGGATTATGATTCAAACAAAGACCTGATCAGAAGCCTCAGAGGACAAAAATTTTCTGCTATGAATATTAGACATCCAGAAGATAAAGATGAGATTGCTGTATTCATTTTTTCTTGTGGTAAATTCAGTAACCAGTTGGCGGATGAACTTCAAGAAGAAGGCAATGGAGAATATTTTGGTTTCTATCATTGTGATGGTGAAGGAAAAACTTTAAAAGTTCGTTTCAGTAGAAAAACTTTTGAAGGAAATAAATATCTTTTAGCAACCAAAATTGAATTCAAAGATCGTGATGAAATGGATGAAGCTGAAATATTGGAAAAAGTTGTTGACCTGGATGCCATGTTGAATATTCCTTCTTCAAAAGAATTTAATAAAATGTTCCTTGAAGGTCAGGACCTTGAAGAATCAGAGGAAGATGATGAAGACGAAGATGAAGAAGAAATAGTTGAAAAGAAAAAGTTAAAAAAGAAAGGTGAAAAGAAAAAGGACAAAAAGAAAAAACCATCCAAGAAAAAGAAAGAAGAAGAAGACCTTGAAGATGATGATGAAGATGATGATGATGAAGATGAAATCCCTGAAGGTAAAAAAGAGTGTGTAGCATGTGAAGGTTCAGGGAAAAATTCCAAAGGAAAAAAATGCCCAATATGTAAAGGCACTGGAATTGTTGATGATGATGATGATGATGATGATGATAACTGGGACGATGATGATGATGATGATGATGATGATGATGATGATGATGATGAAGATGATGATGATGATGATTCAAAAGAAAATGATGTAGAAGAGGAAGAAGAGGAAGAAGAGGATGATGATGATGATGATGATGATGATGATGATGATGATGATGATGATGATGATGATGATGAATGGGATGATGATGACGAGGACTGATAATTGAAAGGATTGTGGGGACAGGATAAATACCCATAGCAAGGGAAAAAATTGCGGATTGATTGGGGAGTTAGTTTGTATCCGTGTGCGAGACTCCAAACCCTTGTCCTGTCCCCCATTTTTTAAAAGGAACGAAATGACCAAGCTGAGAAAGATCACAAAACAAATAAAAGTAGCAGGGAAGAAAGAACCAAAAGAAAAGAAAAAAGAAAAAATCAAAACTGAAAATTTATTAAGTTCTGGTTCTACCTTACTAAATTTATCCTGCACTAACAATCCATTTGGAGCATTTCCAAAAGGAAAATATATTTATCTGGTGGGAGATTCTACAAGTGGAAAAACATTTTTAGCCATGACTTGTTTTGCGGAAGCTAGAAATAATCCAAACTTTAAATATTATCGTTTGATATATGACAATGTTGAAGATGGAATGGATATAGATCTTGAAAAACTATTTAATAAAGAAGTGGCGGATAAAGTTGAACCCCCATTAAAAGATAAAGATGGTAGTCCTATGTATTCAACAATTATTGAAGAATTTTATTATAATCTTGATGATGCAATCAAAGATGGAAGACCTTTCATTTATGTTTTAGATAGTATGGATGGCCTGGATAGCGAAGCTGACAATGAAAAATTTGAAGAACAAAAGAAAGCATATAAGAAAGGGAAAGCAACAACAGGAAGTTATGGAATGAGTAAAGCAAAAACTAACAGCCAAACTATAAGGAAAATGGTAAACCGTTTAAAAAAGAATGGATCAATCTTAATTGTTATTTCTCAGACTCGTGATAATGTTGGATTTGGATTTAAGAAAAAAACACATTCAGGGGGTAAGTCACTTAAATTTTATGCTCACATGGAAATATGGAGTAGTGTATATGGAAAGATAACAAGAACTGTTAAAGGGAAAAAGAGATATATAGGAGTTCATGTGGATCTTCAAGTAGAAAAAAATAGGTCTACTGGAGAAGAGCATAAAACTAAAATGGATATTTATCCCCAATATGGAATTGATGATACAGGTTCTTGTATTGATTATTTAATTGAAGAAAAATGGTGGAAAAAAACAGCCAAAGGAATCTATGCTAAAGAATTTAAAAAAATACTTAGTAGACAAAAACTTATAAATTATATTGAAGAAAAAGGATTATACAAAAAGCTCCAGATTATAACTGGAAAATGTTGGAAAGAAATCAGACAGGCTTGTAAATTAGATCGTAAAAAAAGGTATGGTAAATAATATGAAATATGTTTTAATTGATTTATCATATCTTACTTATAAAGCTATGTATGCCATTGGAGATTTAGAACATGAAGATGTGTCTACTGGAGTTCTTTACGGATTCTTTGAACAACTTCTTTCTATATGTAGAAGCCCTGAAGTAAATAGTAATAGAGTTCTCATATTTACTGATTCAAAAAAGAGTTACCGTTTACGTGCTTTTGATGGTTATAAAAAGAAAAGAAAGCAAGACCGGACAGAAGAAGAGCAACAGAAAATAAACATAATGTATGATCAAGTTAATAAGCTAAAAAATAAAATCCTTCCTAGATTAGGTTTTCCAGTATATAAACAAGTTGGATTGGAATCGGATGATCTTATTGCTATGGCTGCGAAACAACTTACTGATGCAGAACAAAAAGGAGTTATCATTACATCAGATGGTGACTTATATCAATGCATCACTCCTTATATCAAATGGTATGATCCTGGCAGAAGTTTGTTAATGGATGAAGATTCATTCAGAAAAAAATATGGAATAGAAGCAAATCAATATGGTTTAGTAAAAGCTATTTCTGGGTGTACTTCTGATTGTGTTCCAGGTTTGAAAGGGATTGGGGAAGTAACAGCTCTTAAATATTTAAGGGGAGAAGCCATTTCAGAAAAGAGATTGACAACAATAAATATGGGAAGCACTGGAGAAATAAAGAAATGGGGGAAATTAACAATACTTCCTCACACTAAAACTAAATCAATAGAAATTAAAGAACCAAAATACAAGAGCAAACTATTTTTTAATTTTTGCAAACATTATGGAATAATGAGTTATGTTGAAGTACCTAAAAAAATACAATGGATAAAATTCTTCAAGGGTGAATTTAAAGGTGGATTGAAAAGGAGAAAGAAAATATGATTATTGTAGGTATTGACCCAGGTTTATCAGGCGCTATTGCTTTTATAAAAGGTAAGAAAGTAAAAATATATCCTATACCTACTTTTAAACTAACCAAAAGTAAAAAAACATTTGATGAAAATAAGATACGTAACTATTTGAAAAAATATAAAGTGGATCATGTTTTTATTGAAAAAGTAAGTGCTATGCCAATAATGGGTGGTAAACAATGTCCCGTATGCAGACGTAAACCATCTCAAGGGGTGACATCTTCTTTTAATTTTGGAGCCGGGTGGGGATTGCTGAGAGGTATTTGTGTTGGACTTTCTTTACCTTATACCCTTGTTACACCTCAAGCATGGAAAAAAGTAATGTGTGCTGGAATGGCAAAGGGTTCGAAAGATGTCAGCATAATTGTTGCTAAAAGAATTTGGCCTAAAATCAATCTACTACCTACTTCAAGATGTAGGAAAGATTCAGATGGGATGGCTGATGCTGTATGTATTGCTGAATATGGTAGACGATTATTATTGGGTGAAAAAAGATAATAAAATATGATTAAAGAAATAATATTAAAAAACTGGGAAGCACATAACTTTTTCAGAACAAAACTGAATCCTGGTATCAATAGTTTTGTGGGTGCAACAGACAAAGGTAAGAGTTCAATCATCCGTGCAATAGAATGGGTTGTAACAAATTGGTATGATGGTCCAGCTGATTCCTTTATTAAAGATGAAAGTAAACCAGCTTTTGTAGGTATCAGAACTGAAAAATGTACAGTGTCCCGTAAAAAGGGAAAAGGCATTAACATATATAAAGTGTCAGGTATTAAAAAACCATTGGAAGGATTTGGGACAAGTGTTCCAGATGAAGTGCAACAGTTCTTAAATATGGAAAAACTAAATTTCCAGGATCAGTTTGATGCTCCTTATTGGTTTAAGATTTCACCTGGGCAAGTCAGCAAGGAATTAAATAGAATTGTTGACCTGGAAATAATTGATGAAACTTTATCCAAACTCAACTCCAAAGTACGTGAAAGAAAAACAGAATTCAATGTTTCCCAGAAAAGATTAGATGATTATGATACTGAAATAGGAAGATTGTCTTTTGTGAAACCTATGGTAAAGGAATATGATAAACTTTCTGAATTAGAAATAGAAATAAATGAAGGAAGGGTTTATTTTGATTCTTTGGCCTTGGGGGTTAAAGAAGTACAAATACATATAACAAAGGCTAAAAACCTCATACAAGCGAACTCAGACGGCAAGAAACTGATGCAAATAGGGGATAAGTATAAAAATATGTCTGATCAGGTGAGTTCCCTAAGAAATAACATTAAAAACCTTGAAAATGATATGGATCTTGCCAAAGCAGAAATACCAAATATAAAACCACTTGAATCTATTTATAATGAATTGAAAGAAGCTAAACAAGAATATAGTATTTTTTCCGTTCATATTGCTGAAACAATATTAGAGAAAGAAAAAGTATGTCAAAAAAAAGAAGAACTGGAGTTAAAAGAAAAAAGGTTAAAGAAGATGATGGGAAAAACATGCCCTCTGTGCGACAGGGTACTGACAAAGTAATAGCCATTCTTTGTGCTGATATTCATTTAAGCCCTGATCCTCCACGAGCAAGGAGAGGGGAATTGAAAGTTACTAAGATAAATGATTTTGGTTGGTTCAGGGCTATGAAAAAACCATTAGATGAATTGACTAGTTTATCTTCCCATTATAATTCACCCATATTGTGTGCCGGAGATTTATTTCATCATTGGAAATCAGAACCAGTTCTTGTGAATTTTGCTTTAAAATATTTACCACAGATGTATGCAATACCAGGACAACATGATTTACCTCTTCATAATATAGACTTGATTGAAAAATCTGCTTTCTGGACTTTGGTACTTGCTAATAAAATTATTCCTGTGTTATCTGAGGAACCTGTAATGACTGAGAATGGTCTTATCCTTCATGGATTTCCTTGGGGTAGAAAACTTGAACCACTTAAAAAGAAAATTAAAGGAAAACAACATATAGCTTTAGTTCATGATTTCTTTTGGAGGAAAGGGTATACACATCCTAAAGCTTCTAAAAATAATCATATGTCTAAGTTTAAGAAATTAGTGAAAGGATACAATGCAGTTGTATTTGGTGATAATCACATGGGATTTAAAATTGTATTGAATGATGTACCTATTTGGAACTCTGGAACATTAATGAGAAGAACTCAGCATGATAAGGATTATAAACCCAGGATTGGTTTGCTTTGTGCTTCAGGAAACATCTTAACTCATTACACAAACATAACAAACGAAAAGTTTACAGATAAAGATGAAGATTTTAGTGGGGGTACTTGTCGGAGACCTGCTGATGATATGAAAGATGTATTGCATGGATTAAAAGAAGTTAATAATCAAGTTTTTGATTATGCTGAAGCTGTTGAGTTTCTTATGGATAAATATAAAGTGGATCATAACATTAGAAAAGAAATGATGGAGGCGCTTGATCGTGGTTGATATAGATAAAATGATGTTATTAAAAAAGAAGGTTGAAAAATTAGGTCAGGAGAAGGAACGTGCTAAGGGAAGCGTTGATCAACTCTTAAAAATGCTGAAAGAAAAGTTTGGTTGTTCTAGTTTAAAGAAAGCTAAAGTGGCATTAAAAGAAAAGAAGATAGAGCTGGAAGAATTAGAAAATAGGTATGAAAAGGAAGAGGAAAAATTCATGGATAGGTGGGGGTCTAAGCTGGAATTAGAGGTTGATGAGTAGTTTTTAAAAAAAATAATGTAAATATTTATTGCTCTAAACTGCTGAATTCAGGGGTTTAGGGCGGTTTTTAGTTATTTGTGAAAAGTTTTTTTATTTTTCCTTTTAAAATAGAGTTAAATATGTTATACTCCTTATAGAACTTAAACAATTGAGAAAGGAAAGAAAATGCTCATAATTGAAAAAAAAGATTCAAGAGGAAGAACTATTTATTTCAGAAAGAATACTTTTACTGGTAAATTAAAAAGAATCTCTGCATGGGTATTAGTAACAATGAATGCAAAAAATAAACCATATGTAATAAAAAAGGAATATTAATATGAACACACTAATAAAAATATTTATGGAAAGAGATGAGATGAGTTTGAAAGAAGCTGAAGAATATTTAAGTGAACTTCAGGATAGGGTTGCCGAAGGAGATAACCCAGAAGAATTACTTTATGATGAAGGGCTTGAACCTGATTATATATTTGATTTAATTTAAAAGGAAATATAAAATGAAAAAGATAACTAAGAAATGGTTAAAGAAAAATGAAGCCTGTATTGAGGGTGTGGAATGGATTGAGAAATGCAAAACAGAAGATCCTGTCAAGCTTATAAGACTTGCAATTAAAAGCAAAAACAGTAAATTACTTGAATATTGCAACTGGGGAATAGTAAGATTATTCAATAAAAAACAAAATGTGCTATATGCAATATATAGTGCCGAGCAATGTATTGAATTATTTGAAGCTAAATATCCAGAGGATAATAGACCCAGAAAGGCGATTGAGTCAGCTAAGGCTTATTGTAAAAACCCTTGTAAAAAAACTAAAAATGCAGCAAGGTCAGCAGCATGGTCAGCATGGTCAGCAGCAGGGTCAGCAGCAGGGTCAGCATGGTCAGCAGCATGGTCAGCATGGTCAACATGGTCAGCAGCAGAGTCAGCATGGTCAGCAGCAAGGTTAGCAGGGTCAGCAAGGTCAGCA